CTATCGCTTGCGCGCAACTGCCTTAAGCACAGTTCCAACGATCGAGGGCGTGTCCTCGCCGGTGATTGCACTTTGTTTTTCGCGGGTGCGGCCGCTGACATAGACACCAAGCACGCCGAAGCGGGCACCAAAGTACGTCATCAGCAATCCCGACAAGTTTGCGAGCCCGTTGATGCCGGCATCGTGTCCGTTCCACAACGCGTGCAGAATCGTGAGCGCGAAGGCCGGGCATTCGATCAGCGACAGTTCGAGCGCGTAGAGCGGGCGCCACCAGCGCTGCAAGGCGTCTTCGCTTGTAGCTTCCGCGCGCATGGTCTCCCCGACCTCGCCGACCTGCGCCTTGCCGATTTCAGCGAGCGCGGACATCCACTCGGTCTCGGCCTTCTGCGCGGCCTCGGCCGCAAGCTTGAGATCCGCCGCCTTGTCGCTGATCGCGGCATGCACGGCATCCGGCGTCGCCGCCGCCGCGCCGAACGCGTCGGCGACAAGCTTCCCGGCCATTCCTCCACGCGGACCGCCGAGCGCTGACCCCAGCATCGGTGCGCCGAGGCTTACCAGCTTGGCCGCCACAGTCGTCCAATCCATCGATCGTCTCCTTGATGACACGAGTTTTAATGAAGCGTCAGGCGGGCGCTTCCTGCTGGCGCTTTTGCCGCCAATGCCAGAAGGCCCAGGCGCCCGCCGCGATGGCGAGCGCAATGGCCGCGATGACCGCGACAACGATCCAGTCCGCACCGCCAGCGGCCGACTGCTGCGCCGCGACGCTGCCGGTCGCGATCGCGCCGCCCGCCGTGCCCTTGCGCGCGGCATCGTTCAACGGCGCCACACCCTTGCCGGGCGCGCATGTTGCCGGTGCATCGCGGATCGGCACGCCGTCCGCCTTGCCGCACATCGCGAGCGCCGCGCTTCTCACCTCGCCGACGCGCCTGCTCCAGCCTTTGCCGAACACCGGCCAGGTTTTCAGGCCTTGCAGGAAACGCAGGCGCTCGTCGCAAATCGCCTGCACAAGAGCGCGCGCATCGCGACCGCGCGCGGCGGCAAGCGTTGCGTCATCGACACGGCCGCTGACGCTTGTGCCGAGTACGCGTTGCAGCACCTTCGGCGCGCGGCCGGTGCCGGAATTGACCGCGTAATCGAACAGGCAATAGTCGACGCCGGCAGGCAGCTCATCGCAGCGGATCGCGACCCAGTATTTCTCGCGATAGATCGCCTTCGCCTCGTCGACCTTCATGGCGCGCACGTCGGCCGCGGTCGCGTCGGCTTTCACATATTTGCGGTAATCCGCAATCGTGATGCCGAAATTGGTCGGCCCGCCGGGGTCGGATGGATGATTGACGTAGCCGCCCTCGCTCGCGAGCACGCGGCGAATCGCCTCGGGATAGCAGGCTGCACTCATCGTTGGCCTCGTTCGGATGGGTGGTTGGCGCGCCAACTCGCTCGCGCGCTTCGTTGCGCTGCCAGCGCACCGCGTCGGTCACGTCGCGCGCCATTTGGGCAAGTTGAAGAAGCGGCTCGGCTCGTGCTGGCACGAACGAAGCCAGCGCGCCGGCGAGTGCCAGCGCGGCAACATGACGCCGCATCGAAGGGCTCTATTGTTTTGAGAATGATGATCGCAGGAACTTGGCCGTCACAGCCGCGCATCCGACTTCAGGATCGTGGGCGTGGAATTCGTGACGATCGCGCCGTGCTGCGCGGTCGCGCCGGAAAACCCGTCAATGATGGCGCGGCTGCCGAGCGGACCTCCGTCGCCCAGGGTCAGCGTCGAGCCGGAGCCGGTCCGATCCGCGATGCCCACGTCGGTGATCGTCGGGCTCGTCGTCAAAAGCGTGATCGTCCCGGTCACGCGCTTCTGTATCTTGTACTGCCAACCGAGTTGCACCTTGCTGGCGCTCTCCCAGGTGCCGAAGATTCCGGTTCCGCCGAGCTCGAGATAGCGCTGGCAATGCGGCAGCTCTTGATCGAACGGCCGCATGACAAAGGCCGAGCGATCCTGCGGAGGCAGCTCGATGCCCGGCAGCACGATCAAACCGGTCAGCTGGAACGTATCGCTGGTCGCCGCGACCCCGTTGGTCGTCCCGGTCACGCCGCTCAGATCGCTCGCCGCCCACGCGCTCGCCGTGCCGATGCGCGATGAACCGCCCGCAATGCAAAGATCGAGATAGAGGCCGACATTCGTGTCGGTGAGCCAGCTCCCCGAGGTGTCGCCCGCAACCGTGACGGTCTTGAATTCCCAGGTGTCGGCGCTGCTGACCGTGAAGGTGAACGGACAGGAGCGGTTCTTCGCGCTGTTGCGCAGCGATCCCGAGTAGCTTCCAGTGCGATGCGCCTTGACCCAGAAGGCGAAGGATATCGATGCGGCGCTCGCCGTTCCGAGCGCGAGGCGCGCGGCGCGCACACCTTCAAGCGGAAGCAGGATCGACAGCTCGTCGTTCGATCCGAGCGAAGCCTGCGCCGTCGATACCGAGAACTTGAGCGAGTTGCGAAAGCCGGCCGGCGCATCGGTCACCTGCTGACCCGCCGCGACGAACGTGCCGCGGTAGGCCGCCATCACGCCGTCCACCAGATATTTGGTTTGCAGCGCGCCTGTGCCGGTCAGCGTGACGCTCGACGTGCCGTTCTCCTGACTCGCTTCCATCCCGCCATTGATCTGCAAGCCGTTGAACGCCAGCGCATCGAACGGCGCCGCGTAGAGCTGAGCGCGCGCCGTCGCCGGGCTCGCGAAGCCTTGGTTGAGGGTGAGCTTCGCGGTGCACTTGTCGATCGTGATCGCGTCGAGCCAGCTCGAGCCGTCGACCGAGACCTTGAAATGAAAATCGTCGTCGCCGGTCAGCCCGACTTCGGCCCGGCCGGAAAAATTGTCCTGGAACAGCAGCGAGAGCGTTTTCGCCGCGCTCTCCTTGCTCATCTTGTAGCGCAGGTTGCCGTCTCCACCCTCGGCGACAGTCTTCGCCGCCCACAGCGCATTGTTGAGCTTGGCGCTGAACGGGTTGGTCGAGTCGGCCGTGGTACCGAGACCGAGCAGCAAAAGGTTCTGCAGGCTCGAGAGCATCGCGAGCGCGCTCACCCATGCACTGCCGCTCCAGGCGAGCATCGCGCCCTCGTCGATCACATAGGCGAACCAGCCGGTTTGCGGCACGCAAAACACCCAGCCGTTATCCTGCCACGCCGCGATGTGGTTCGCGTGTCCGGCCCACGCGCCGGTCGGCGTCGCCTTCACGATCCAGCGTTGCCCCTCCGCCGGCGAGCCCGGCGGCGCGGTGAGGTCGCGGTCGATGATCGCGAGCTGCACCAGCGTGTCGAGCAGGCGCAGCGTCTCGTTCAGCGTCACGTCAGGGAGGAGTTCGCCGCCTTCGATGAAAGGCAGCGCAAGATTGACTGAGGCGCTCATTTCGAACCTATGGCGTTAGCGTGGCGATGGCGGGCAAGCCGCGTCCGACGGCGGCCGATATCTGATAGAGGCGTACGTTGAAGCTCGATTGCGCGCTGCCGAAGTCCAGCGTTTCGTCGCTTGCGGCATAGAGTGCCGACGGCGTGGTGGCGGATAGCGTGCGCAGCACCGTCGAGCCGGACAGAACCTCGAGCTCGTATGCTTCGCTCGCCTCGCCGAGATCGGGACGCGCCGCGAAGGTGACACCGGCAAGTCCGCGCTTGCGCGGTCGCCACGAGAAGCGCACGCCGCCGGTTTCACGCCGCGCTTTCAGATGCACGGGCGCGAGTGGCGCAAATGCAAGCGGTCCGGGCCGTAACTCGATCTCGACCGCGCTTGGATCGCCGTGGTCGCGGTTCGCCGCAACGACGCGCAGCGTCATCCGCCGTCCGATCGTCTCGACGCCACGCGCGATCGGGGTCAGGTGCGGATCGAGCAAGACGAACGGCGCGCCGGCCGCCAGCGGCGTACCGATTGCGGCTTCGCTGCCGAGTTCGCCACGCAAGAAGCGCGATAGTTCATAGGTGCGCTCTGCGGTCAGCACCGCGTTGGCGTATTGCAGAATTTCCCACGCGCCGTCCGGCCGTTGCACGGCGGCCGCATTCGCTTCGCTCAGCACGCGCAAGTCCGACGCCGAGGCGAGCGCGCCGCCGTAAAGCTTGACCCGCGCATGCGCGACCTTGTCCCAGCGGCTGCTCGGACCCGCCGCCAGATCGTCGAGCGTCTCGCCCATGACGGCGGGCGCCATCACGATGGCGAATTGCTGAAAGCTCGCGCCATCGTCGAGCGAGCGCCAGATCGCGACCGGTCCCGGCCATGGGTCGGCGAACACTGCGAGATGCGCGAGCACCGGCGGGTCGTCGTCCGGCAGCATCGGTAGTTTGAGCAACGCCACTTGCATGGGTCCGAGCGGCGGCGGCATAACCGGCGGCGGACGGCGCGGCACTCCGGCCGGCGTCGTGAACACGTCGGCATCGATCGAGCGCGCGCTGACGCGGCGCTGTTCGGTATCGACGACCTCGCGCAGTTCGAGCGTGCGCTCGCGCCCATTAACCTCAAGCGTGACGACATCGCCCGGTGTCAACGCGAGCGCGCTCGGCGGCAAGCCGAACTCGGCCGTCTCGCGGCCGGCCCACAGATCCTGCAGCCAGATATCGGCACGTTGTTCCATCGCGGCGTCATTGGTGACGACGCTCAAGTCCGCATGCGAGGCGCGCGCCGATCCGCCGACGAGGCGGCGCGAGGTGACGGCGGCGCGGCGATAATCGGACTCCGCGTCGGTGTAGCCGATTGACACTTCGCGCGGCAGCTCGGTTTCCTGTGCGCGGGTGAGCCGCACCGGCGCGGCGTCGTCCGGCAGAACGAGATCGTCCTCGGTCAGCGCGATCACGGGCTCGCCACCGCGCGGGCGGAAACGGATGATGCTTCCCTCCTCACTCGCCTCGAACGCGTAGGCGAGCGCGAGCGGTTCGATCGCGGCGCGCGGCGACATCGGGCGGTCGATGACGTAACCGTCAGGCCCTCCGCCGAGCGCGCTCGTGTCGTAATCGCCGATGCCGGCGTCATCGAGGATCGCGGCGATCAGCGCGTCGAGCGGCGCGCCGCCGAGCCGGCCGGTGAGCCAATGCCCGGTCTCCCAGTTCGGCCCGTCGCTCCACACGTCGAGCGCGGCGGGAAAGAACGGATAGGGCCGCGCATCCCAGGTCCACAGATGGATGGCAGATGGCTCGACCATCCGCCCGCCATAAAGCAGCGAGATCGGATTGTGCTCCGTGGTCGCGCCCCAGGCGGGATCGAAGGTCTGCAAGGCGGCTTCCAGCATGCGGCGCTGGATCAGATCGTCGCGCTTGCCGGTCGAGAAATACGGCAACCCCGACTCGGAAGACTTCGGATCCGGAAACACGCTCGGCTGGTTCGCGCCCTTGTCGACCGCCGGGCATCCGATCTCGGTCAACCAGATGGGCTTGCCCTGCGGCGTCCAGCCGGTCGGGCTGCCAAGCTCGGCGCCGCCGACGCGCTCGAAATGCTGGCTGCTCCACCAGTTCCAGATGTCCTTGACGCGGAACACCCACGGCTTGCCAAGCCCGTCGGTGATCGGCGTGCGCGTCTGTGCGCCGCGCGCGGCATCGTCGGCGTAATACCAGTCATAGGCATCGCCGCCGCGCAGATTGCCGGCGAGATAAACAAGATCGTAGATTGAGTCCGCGATCTGCCGGTCGAGATGCGCCGAGCCGTCGCGCCAATCGGCGAGCGGCGCATAGTAGTCGATGCCGACAACATCGATCGACGATGATGCCCAGAGCGGATCGAGCGGAAAGCGCACTTCGCTCGCATCTGAATCCACCACGTGCGCGCCGTATTCGGTCCAGTCGGCGCCGTAGGTGACGATGCTGCCGGGCAGGATCGCCTTCACGTCGCCGGCCAATTCGATCAGCCGCGTCACCGCCGGATAGACCCCGCTTGCCGAGCGTACGCGGCTCAGTCCGCGCAGCTCCGAGCCGATGAGAAACGCATCGACGCCGCCGGCGTCAGCCGCAAGTTGCGCGTAGTGCAGCACCATGCGGCGATAGCCCGGCGCGTCCGGATCGCCGGCGCCGAAGAACGCATCGATTTGCGTCGCCGCCGCGCCGGTGCCGTCCGGCGAGCCGGGCCGGCCGGGCGCCGGATTGCAGGTGATGCGCCCGCGCCACGGATAGGCCGGCTGATCGGCCGCGCCGGTCCACGGATCGGCGAGCCCGTTGCCGGCCGGAATGTCCATCATCACGAACGGATAGAGTGTGATCTTCAGGCCACGCGCGCGCAGCTCCTGGATCAGGTGCGTCACGCTGTCGTCGGACGGCGTGCCACCGAACGCAGGCCGATCGCCGACCATTGAGACGACCGGCGCGACGATGCGCGGAATACCCGCGACCGACCAGGTCGCCGGGAACGTCTGCTTGATCGCGGAGTCGACCTTGGGCGTGAGTGTGAAACTGTCCGCGCGCAAATCCGTGCCGAACCACGCGACCACAAGCGCGACGCGCTCGAGATTGGGACAGGCACCTTGCAGGTCGTCGAGCGCCGCCTCGACATCGGAGACGGCATGCGCGGCATGGCGGTTCTCGGCCGCGAATTGCCCCGGTCCCATCACCCGCACCACGGTGTTCAGCTCGTAACCGAACTCGGTCGTGCCGGGAATAAGCGTCACGGCCCGAGTCATTTTCTCGAGCCGTCCAAGCGGACGCATCAGTTCGAAGGAGAGCTGCGGGATGCGGTTGCCGAAATCGCCGAGCGGCAACCGCTCGAACACGATGTAGGCAAGCCCGCGATAGGCCGGCGCGTTCTCGGCGCCCTCGCGCGCGACGATCAGCGGGTCCGGCGTCTGGCTCTCGGTGCCGGTGTAGATGCGGTAGTTCAGCCCGACGAGATCGAGCGGCTTGCCGTCGGCCCAGATGCGCCCGACGCGGCCGATCGGCCCGGCGCAAAGCCCCACGGCGAAATTGGCGAAGTAATTGTACGTCGTCGTGTTGGTCGTGGCGGTGGGCCCGCCCTTGCCGCCTTCGGTGTCGCTGTGAAACGACACGGTCTCCTCGAGCTTGGTCGCCCAGATCACCTGGCCGGCGAGCCGCGCGCGGCCATAGACGCGCGGGATCGGCGCGCCCTCGGTCGAGGCCATCACGTCGAGATCGGCGAGGCGCGGGCCTTCGACGCTGCGCTCGCTGCCGCCGAACAGCGTGCGGTCGATGAGGTTGCCGCCGATCGCGCCGACGATGCGGCCAGCGATCGCGCCGGCCGGGCCGAACACGGCGCCGCCGACGGCTGCGCCTGCGACGGAGAGAACGAGTGCGGCCATGAGACACCTTCTTCCTTCTCCCCGCGTGCGGGGAGAAGGTGCCGAGCGAAGCGAGGCGGATGAGGGGCGAGTGGCTAGTCAGCGAGGCCGGGAAAACTGAACGCGAAGGCCAACCGCCGCCGCCACCATTGCGCGATGGCAACTTCCGTGACGGCGGCGCCGTCATGCGCGTGCACCATCAGGCCGGGCGCGGTCGCGATCGCGGCGTGCTTCGCGGGATAGCGGCTGGCGTAGCGAAACAGCAGCACATCGCCCGGCGCGAAGGATTGCGGGTCGTCGAGTTCGTCGAGATGGCGCCGCGCCGCCTGCGCGAGCGCCTCGAAGCCGGACGCTTCGGCCCAGTCGGGCGTATAGGCGGGCGTCGCCTCCGGCTCGCCGCCGTGCAGCGCGCGCCACACCCCGCGCACGAGGCCGAGGCAATCGCAGCCGACGCCCTTGAGCGAGGCCTGATGGCGATAGGGCGTGCCGATCCAGGCACGCGCCTCCGCGATGATGCGGGTGCGGGTGGTCATGTCGGTTCGACTTTGCGCTCGGGTGGGTGCGTTGCGGATTTTTGGACGCGCTTCAGGCTTGCCGCGCGCTCAATCCCGAGTCGCCGCTATAGGAGCAATTCAATGGACGTCTCTGAATCCGAACGCTGCCCCGAATGTTACGGCACACGGCAAAAGGTCGAAATGCGCCCAGTCATCTTGGGCAAAAAGCTCCCCGGGTACCAACAGTGCCCGGCCTGCAATGGCACCGGGCGCCGGCTGGATCGCCACCGAAACAAGAATGATCTTGGCGACGATCCATGAACCAGCCTCACCCCTGCCCCTTCCCCAGCACCGGATAGCTGATGACGAAGTCGTTGCCCGGGATCGCCGGGAAGTCGCGGAAGTTGACGCCGTTGGCGAAGCGGTGGCGGCAGGTTGCGAAGCGCTGGTCGCAGCCGGACGTGATGGTGAACGCGTCGCCGACCGCGATCAGCTCGCTGACTGGGCCGAAATCATCCCTGATAAAGCCGAAGGCCTGGCGGAATGCCGGGATCGTCGCAACGAAACTCGAACCCATATCGGCCGTGGTAGACGATCTCCCACATGCCGACCGGCAGGTCCTCGAGCGTACCGGGCGTGCAGGCGATCCTCTCGCTCATCGACCCGCCGACGCCCTTGTGTTCACGTTCTTCGATCATGTCCGGTCAGTCCGGAATCACGCCCCTCACACCGTGAACTTGTTCAGCCATGATGATCTAAGAGCGCGCGATCTCCCGCAGTTTGGCGGCTGCTGAATGTGCGCGGCGCTGATCGCCTTTCAGGCCCATGCGCTTCGTCTCGACCTCCACAAGATATCTCGACAACTCCTCAACCGCTGTCCCAGCGATAATCATTGCCGCAATTGGCTTCACATATTGATCGTACTCGTCCCCGGCAGCCTTGACCCCTGCAACGCCGATGGGATCCCAAGACTGCAGCAGGGTCTGCCTGACTCGCGCTTCCAGAGCGGCTGTACTGCTCATATTGGCCTCGACCCGATATCGTTCAGCTTATCCCCTATTTCCCCCACGTTGTAACAACCTGACCGAGCGGATTGAGCACAACGACCGCACCACGACCGACGTACTGGGTTGTGCCATTCGCCTTTGGAAGAATCTGTATTGGATTAATAACCGCGTCGTGCATCGACGCAGGTGCTACTCCGCGCGAAATTGCTTGATTGATACCGTGCCTGGTAAACCCGGTTATGTCGCCAGCGAGTCGAACGTGATCGTGCCGCGCATTCGAATCTCCTTGGCCGCTCGTCCATTGCCCGCCGCCGGGATTGCCCTTCGGCACGCGCGCTTGATCGGGGCTGTATTTGGTGTGCGGGCGGCGCAGCGCGAGTTCGAGTTTCAGGTCCGCGAGGTCCCGGCGAATCTGCAAGAGCTCCCGCTCGAATATTTCCTGCGCCTTCGCTTCCTCGAGCGGCCGTAACCAGCGCCAGCGCTGATTTCTCTGCGAATACGGATTGATCCAAAACACGGGCACGCCTCGTTCGCGGAGGGAGCAATCGCGGTGGCTGACGGGCTCGGCCTCACCCCTGCGTCTTGCCCGGCACCGGATACGAGATGACAAAATCGTTACCCGGAATCTGCGGAAAGCCGCGGAAGTTGACGCCGTTGGCGAAGCGGTCGCGGCAGGTCGAGAAGCGCTTGTCGCAACCGGCCGTGACGGTGAACGCGTTGCCGATCGCGATCGGCTCGGGCGTCTGCTGCCACAGCGCGATCAGCACGCCGTCGAGCGCGAGGCGATGCGTCTTCACCTCGACGGCGAAGCCTGCGTTTGCGCCGCTTACGAAGGTGAGCTTGCCGCCGGTGAAGACTTCATCGGCGAAGCTGCCGAGCCCGGACGCATGGAACGCGGACGCGCCCGCGAGCGAGGCGACCGTGCCACTGCCGTGGAACGCCAGATTGGTGAGATCGACGGTGCAGCGCGCATCGCCGAGATCGGCCGAGCAGGTTGCCGTATAGAGCCGCCCGCTCTCTTCGTTGAGGCGAGCGCTGAGCGAGCGCAGCTCGGCGGTGAACGCCGCGCCCTCGCGCCGCACTTCGCCAAGCGCGCCTTTCGCGAGCAGCAAGTGGAGCGACGGGTCGCTCCAGTCGACCAGATGCACCTCGATGTCGGCCGCGTCGTAGCGCCCGGCCGCCAGATCGGACTCGGCGAGCGATTCATCGGCGAGTGCACCCGCGATTTCCGAGCCGTCGACCTGCAAGCCGAGCCGCGCAGTCGCTTCCGAGGCGGTGAGCCCGGTACCGGCACGGCACAGCGTGCCCGCAACAGTCAGGTCGGTGTCGTGATCGGTGAAGCCCATCACGACGCCGTCGCGCCTTGTGACGATCCAGCAACGCGCCAGCGTGGTGACGCCGGACGAGAGCTTGTCCTGCAATGCGGAGGGGATGGTGCGCATGATGTCATTCCGGAAGCCGAGCAACGCGAGGCTGTCCGGAATCCATAACCACCGGCCCAGCGACTCTTGCTCAGTCGTGGTTTTGGATTCCGGGCTCGCTCCCCCGGCTCAAGGCCGGGATCGCGCCCCGGAATGACGGCTAGAGTTTAATCTCCACCAGCGGAATCCGCGGCACGCTGCCGGCGGCAAAAGCGGAGAGGTCCACTTCGAAATAATCCGTGTCGAAGCGCACCGGCACATCGAACAGGAATCCGGCCTGCACGACCGCGCTGACAGCCGGAACGTGGCCGGACAGGAACGTCACGATGCCCGTCGTCGTATCGCAGGCGAACGCAACGCCCTCGGTCTGCTCGACACCGCCGACAGACACGCGCACCGAGCCTACGACCGGCTTGCCGATCGGGCGCTGATAGGGCGCGTAGTCGGCGCCGTAGAACTTGATCAATTGAAATGCGGTCTGCGCTCCGTCGCCGGTGCCGATCGTCTGGTCGTGCGGCGAGACATTCGCGCCGGGCGCCGCGGAGGAATGATCGAGCCGGTCGCGCCAGCGAAAGCCGTGCAGCCGGCCGCGCCGTTCCTCGAAAAACGCGACCACCTGCGACAGCGCGTCGAGCGTCTTCACACCATAACCAGCATCATAGCGGCGGCGCGAATGCGCCCAGCGCGCATTGCGCTCCTCGGCGCCGGAGCCGAGCGCGACGATCTCGGTCTTGCGCTCTGGCCCGCCCGCGCTTTTGAGCGCGATGTCGAGCGGAAACAGGATCTCGTGAAAGGCCGGCATCTAAAGCCCCCTCTGCCCGCGCGTGACCGCGCGCGCGATCAGGCCGGTAAGATAGGTCTCGCTGCGGCGGAAGCTGTCCGCATCCGGCGTTGCGATGTTGATGGTGATATTGCCGCCGCCAGCGCCCGCGGCCGCGACGCCGAGCCGCCCGTCCGGCCCGCGCGTGAGCGGCATGATGGCTTCGGGTCCGGCTTCGCCCGCGAGGCCGAGACGGCCCTGCCCGAGCGGGAAGAAGTTCGGGCTCGCGATCACGCCGCCCTTGGCAAAGGGTTGCACGCTCGCGCCCGCATCCTCGGCGCCGGTGCTCCCGGAGATACCCGAGGCCGTGCCGCCGCCGAACAGATTGCCGAAGCCGCCCGTCAGCGAGCCGGTCAGCGGCTTGAGCGCGGCGCTGACCGACAGGCTGGAGAGCCGCAGCGCGAGCGACTTGAGCACCGAGTCGAAACTCTTCGCGCCGCTCGCCCCCTGCGCGAACGCGCTGGTGATGGCGCGCGCGAACGCGTTGGAGCCGGTGGTGAGATCGCGCGTGCGCGTGCGCACTCCGTCGATCTTGCCGGACAATTCTTCGGCGGTGTCGCCGGTATCGGCGGAATCATCGGCCATACGTTGTTCTCCGCATCAGAACGAAAGTTCCAGTTCAGAGTACGATTCAAGAACGCGGGATCATCGAGTCATATGAATCGGTTGGCGGCGCGCCCTCGCGCCGCAATCGGGCCGCTTCACAGATTGATTCAAGCTCTCAGGCGTCGGGAAACCGGGCGCGCAGCGCCGCGAACGCGGCGCGGTCGAGCGGCATCTCGCGTGGGCCCAGCACCGCCTCCATAGCGGTGGCGAGTTCGCGCGGCGTCATGCGCCAGAACGCATCGGATGAGAGCCGCAAGGTCCCAAGCCCGAAGCCCATCGCCTGCTTCCAGGGGAACGGTCTCACTCCCTCCCCCTGAAAGGCGGAGGCTTGGGGTGGAGGTCTTTTCGGCGCGCGCGTCACGCGCCCGCCGGCTCCCCCAAAGGGCGTTCTTCCACTCCGAAGGTCGCGGCGAGCAGCGCGGCGGCGATGCGGACGTATCCGGGTGCGCCGTCATCGACCGGCAGGCGCGCGACCTCGTCGTCGCCGATCGCCTCTCCCGCCCCGCGCAAGCCCGCGCCGATGATGCGCACCAAGTCGCGCGCCTTGAGCCGGCCCGCGCCGAAGCGCTCGGCGAGCGCGGTCAGATCCTCGGCGCCGAACGCGGCTTCGAGCTCGGCAAGCGCGCCGAGCGTCAGCACGAGGCGACGGGGCGCGCCGCCGATCTCGGCCTCGATCTCGCCGCGGTGGAGGTTGGGCATGATGAATTCTCCGATTGGCCGTACCCCCGCCTGACATATTTCAGGGGAGAGGCCGCAAACGGGTCAGTGAATTAGACGGATGAACCTTGGGACATCATCCGAGACTCCAGATCCCAAGCGACAATGATCTGATCAAGACATATCTGAAGCGCCCAGCGCATCTCGCCATCAAGTTCGCGATCACGGAGCCTTAGCTCGCGATCGTAGGCAAACTCCATAAGCTTGATGTAAGCCTCGTTGAGAGCGAGCCGGAGTTCGCCATCAGCCTCAAAGGTCAATTCCGTCAATTGATCGTGCGTTACTTCGCCTCCGTCGAGGACATGCATAAGAACGCCAACGACTTCCTTAACGTCTCGGTTCATCGAAGGACTCTCGTCTCGGTCCCTTCCTGCACCAAAACATAGTAGTCAAATAGGACTGGCGGAAGGGCCGAAAGCCTGTCGTTGCAGCAGCGCAATGCCTGCCGCATCGACGCAACGCGGCCATCGTCAACTTGGCTTCCTCATAAAGAAACCCTGGTCTTCAGAGTGATCGAGAATCTTTCCTTCGAACTTGTGCAGGTATTCTTTCAGTGTAAAGAAGATCAGGTTGATGCCAGACACCTCCTGGATTCCGTGCGCGACTTCGGCGAGCATGGAACGAGGATAAAACGAGATCACGACATTCGCCCAGCGTGGACCGGATTCGTGACTGAAGAGACCCCATCCGACCACTAGTACGGCGGCTGGATCGTCGCTGAATTCGGCGTCATAGTCGTGCCGCACTCGCTCGATCGCGGCTTTGGCAGCAGGCGATATTGTGAAGTTGGCGCGGAGGATTTCGGATTCCGGCATGGCGTTCTAACTTCGTCGCTCAATTATCATTGAGTAGTGTGCCGTGGGTAACCCCGGACCAATGCATCCTTGGGGAACATCGGAAGTTTGCCGCACCAGGCACCGCAACACTGATCGTCCCAAAACTGTAGACGCAACGCCGTCCCCCGAGAATCGGAATCTCGGCAACGAGCCTACCGAATCCGGCCTGCGCAAGCACCGTCGGCCGCGGTTGCGTTTCGTTCTGCGCGGGCCGCTGGATTGGCAAAGTGAAGGCGCCCGTCCACCGCCCGCCCTCCCGACTGCCCGCCGGCACGCGCGGCTGGCTTGGGCTGTATTTTCGCTGAAAACGCCGCAGCTCGTATTCGAGCTTGAGCTTCGCGAAGTCGTGGCGCAGCGCAAGAACCTCGCGCTCAACTCTTCCTGCTCGGCCGCCTCGCGCGCTCTTTCCTCGTCCTCGGCCGCCTCCTTCATGCGGACGCGGGTCGCCCACGGATCGAGCCAGCCCGGCATCTTCGCCTCGGGCGAGCCGGGCCGCGCGAAACGGTAGGCGTCCGGGCGCGTCCAGTACCTGCGCCGGCCTTCGAGCCAGATCCGATCGGCGTATGACATCATCTGAATCAGTCCAAGGGAGATGATTGCGAAGAACGTCGCTTCTCACGCCGCCGTAAACGTCAGCGCGCCAGCCGACTCGAGCGCGAGTTCGGTCGTGACCTCGCCGTCGTGCTCCCCGGCGAATTCGAGCGAGGTGATCTGGAACGCGCCTTCGACCGTGCCGAAGTCCGGAATGACAATCTGGAACGTCTTCACCGCGCCGTCGAAGAAGGTCTGACGCATCAGCGCATCGGACGAGGCATCCTTGAACAGCCCGCGCCCCGCGACTGCGGCGCGCTTGATGCCGGCGCCGTCGAGCAGTTCGCGCCAGCGCCCGGCGGATTCGGCGTGCGTGATGTCGACGGTCTCGGCGTTGAACGAGAGCCTGCGCGCGCGCAGGCCCGCAACGGTGGTGAAGCCCACGCCGTCGGCGATCTTGACGAGCAGGTCTTTTCCCTTTTGGGCAGCCATTGGACCGATCCTTTCAAGAAGAGGCGAATAGCGAATAGTGAGTAGCGTGTAGTAAGGGGCTGGTCGGCCATCCCGTTCGCTATTCGCTATTCGCTATTCGCTATTCGCTATTCGCTATTCGCTATTCGCTATTCGCTCACACGGGTTCCGTCACGGCGCGGAAGCGCACCAGCGCGTGGTAGGTGCGCCCGTCGGCCTCGCGGCGGATGTCGGCGACGGAAAAACGCAGATTGACGAGGTGGTGGCCGTCGGGCGCGAGCGGCGCGTCGTCGAGCGCCTGCAATAAAGCGCCGGCGATCTGGTGCGCCTCGCGATGCCCGCCCTGGCGCGACCATGCATGCAAGGTCAGGCGATGCTCCTGCCCCGGATCGCTGCCGGCGGAGAAATCCTCCACGCGCGCTTCCCCGAGCGTCACATAGGGAAACGCGGCGCTGTTCGGCGGCTCGTCGTAAACTTTCGGGCCGCCGAGCAGCGCGGTGAGCGCGCCGTCCGCGACCAAGGCATCGTGTATCGCGGCGCGCAGCGCCACGGCGGCAGTGGACATGCTTATCTCCGATTAGTCCGCGCGCACTTCGGCGCCGATGACGAGGAAGCGGCGCGTGGCATCATCGCGCAGCGTGACGATGCGATAGACGGTCTCGCCTTCGACGAAGCGATGCCGCGTGGTGATGGCGGCGCGCCTGCGGATGACGATCCGATGCGTCACCGTCGCGCCGGGCGCATCGGCAACGACCGCGCCGCGCGCGGACACCGGCTCGACGCTCGCCCATAACGTCATCGCCGGCGTGTAGCTGCGCGTAACGCCGCCGGCGCCGTCCGCGCTCTCGGCCGGCGCCTCGAGCACGAGCCGGCGGTTGAGTTCGCCGGGCGTCATAGCGCCAGCACCCGGTAGGGCGCGATCAGCGCCGAGACGGTCTGCGGCAGCACCGCGATCTCATGGCCGATCGCCGTGAACCCGCGGTTCTCGTACCAGTGCGCGACCAGGAGGCGGATCGCCTGGCGCAACGGCTCGGGCACGTCGTCCGGCGCATCGCCATAGCCGCAGGTCACGTCGATCTCGATGCCGCCGACGGGCGGCTCCGGCGCCGGCAATGCGCCGCGCAGGAAGGAAAGCCGCGCCGGCGCCGAGGCCTTGTCGATCGCGAACGCCGCGATATCGACGGCAAGCGTGCCGCCATCCGATTTGTAGATGCGCGCCGCGTCGAGCGCTTGCAGCGGCACCGGCAGCACCGGCAGGCAGCCGGTTTCCGGCCAGACATCCCGGATGAGCCGCCAGCTCTGCGTGATCAGCGCGCGACGCGTCTGCGCCTCGACGTGGATGCGCGATCCGGCAATCAATGCACTGACGACATCGTCATCGTCGTCATGCTCCACGCGTATGAACTGTTTCGCCTCGTCGAGCGTGATCGGCTCGGCCGCGGGGCCGCTGAGAAGAATGGAGGGCAT